GTAATAAGAAAATAATACCTGTGGCTTTTGCTAAAGTTTTTATAGATGCTCCCACCTTTTTAACTCCCTTTGCTCCATCCTTAGCTGATTTCTCAACTTTCTTCAAAGCATCTTCTGTTTTTTTATTAGCAGATTGTACTTCTTTTTCTAGCTTGGCATATTCTTTTTGAAATTCATCTAAGTTTTTTGCAGCTTCTTTGTATTTTAACTCAAATTCAAGTTCTATTTTTTTTGCCATATTATATTTGTTTTTGTTTGCTTAATAGCTTCTGAAAAAGTTTCTGATAATTTATACTTTCCTTGTGCAATTCTTATATTTTCCGTTTCTCCTTTTGCAACCTGCAATAGATCTATTATATTTTTAATCATTATGGTAATGTTGTTATAGTTAAAACTGAAGATAAAGCAGATTCTTCTACATCATCATTTAAAGCACTTACATAAAAAGAATAAGTTGTATTAGGTGTCAATCCTGTTATCGTAGCACAATATGTACTTGAAATTGGAATAGCAGGTACCCTTTGAATAATATTAGATTGTTGCGTACCATTTTGATAAACCTGATAGCTTCGCATAATAACTGCTGAGGTTGAAGCATTCCAACAAAAAGTAACAGAAGTAGATGTTAAGTTTGTAACATTTAATCCTGATGGTGTAGTTGGAATACTAGATACTGATGGGCTTACATCATTTAATAATTCAAACTGAGTTTTACCTGTTGATAGATTTGTAGTTAATGAATTTATCTTATAATTATTTTGACCTAATTGTATTAAGTCATTTAACTTTAAATTGTAATAAATCTTCATCGGAAGATATGCAGTCACCTTTGTGATTCTTCTACTTAAATTAAATACATCCCTTATGTAACTAATATATTTAGTCATAAATAAAGTATCTGTAAAAGATAAAGGATCTCCAGGCTCATTTGCTTGGTATTCGTTTATCTCATTTCCAAAATGTATATTAACCTTACTTGTATTAGAACTTAAAGCTAGTGCATTTGATGGAATAAAATATTCATCAATATCATTATAATCATCACTTATTGTATCTCGTATTCTTATTGAAGTTCCACCAGGTTGCCTTATAGGATAAAATAATAAAGGTGAGCCAAAATAAGATTCTTGGTTATCATCTACAAAATACCCCCATTGAACATCAGTAGAAGCACCACCATCAACATCATAAAGCCTTTCATATTGCATATGCTCAAAAGGTAATTCTATTGTATATTCTTTTGTAGGTGCATCATAAATATTACCATCTAAAGTATATGATAATGTTCCCCACCCTAAGTTATTTATCTGCTCAAATTGTTTAGCTAGAAAAGTTGATAAACCTTTATATTGAAATTTTACACTTTTAAAAGGTAAAGCAACATTTACTGCTGAGGTTTTTGTATCTAAATATTTATCTATATTAATTGGTATTTGTGTTCCTGCTTCATAATAACTATCTAAAGTTCTTACTACAATAGTCCCTGCATCATCTACATAAGCAGTTAAATTAAACATTTTAAAAAGACCTGATAGAAATTCCATTATGGTCATTTTAGGCATCTGTTCGTTTATGTTAAAATCCTTAAAAGCAGTAGTAGTAAAAGTTGCAGCATTAGAATATAACATCTGACCATTAGCACCAAACCCTGTACCCCCTGTAGTCCAACTAACAGACCATTGTATTCCACCAATAGGGAAAACCATATTTGTAGAAGATGCTATCTGTATTGAATAGGTACTATCATTCCAAGGCACTACAATTATTTGTTTGTTACCTGTTCCTGTAACTTCTCCAACGATTTGAGATCCATCCCTAATAACTCTAATTGTATAAGCATCAGTTGTATTTGGTGGTGTTACATTTAGATTTAAAAATGATATACTATAAGGTGCTTGTGCAGTTAAAGCTAAAATACCATTTGAAACATTAGATGTTGATGGCTGACAATTAGAAACAGGCACACAAGTAGTTGTTCCTAATTCTGTTACCTGAGTAAAATTCTGTAAAACTTGTGATGGTGAATCTACTGATCCTTTCTTTCTATGCAACCATAAAAACAAATTACTGAAATCCGTATTACTTGGCTTATTAAAAAAATCATTTGAGAAAGTTATTGTCTTACCCCCTGCAAAAGTTTCTGCTTCTATTGCATCTATAATAGCTTGTAATTTTATAGCATACTTAAATTGATTCCATTCAACACCATTTTGATTATGTGTTCCTGTTCCGTGATGTGCAATATTTCTAATACCTAAATCTGGATTAGGGGGAAAATTAACGTGACTAGAACTATCGTAAATTAATCTATTCGTGTGAGTGATTAAAGGAACAATTATATTGCCACTATTTTCAGCATTCTGCATTGCATCAACTACATCGTCAAAGCTATAAATTTTATTATATTGTGCTAAACCACTTAATGAAGATAATTGACTTTCTGCTAGAATATCTTTTAGGTTTATTGTATTTCCAAAAAAAGTAATATTATAAGTATGTGCTACGTTGTTTTTTAACTTAACACCATTTAATTTTATAGCACCCTGTTTAAAAGGCAAGTCATTTAATTCTAATGTTGCAGGTTGTTTACTTCTAGCATCATAACCCCCATTTATATCAAAATTATAATAATGTTTAAATATCTTATTATTTACACTAGATGCAGGAACGGCAAATGTTTTAGTAAATTCAGTAAATATCTTTCCGATATCCTTAACATTCTGTAAAGTTTGTGTAAGTGAAACTGATTCATCCTTAAATAAATCTACCCTCTGTTCCTCAATGTATAATTGTAGTTTTTGCATCTATCTAATATTGTTTATGTAATCAAATGCTTCTTCAAAGTTTATATTATATTCTATCAATTTATCATTAACAGAGGTTTTAAAAGTCATTGTTGAGGTTTTAACATTTACAGGTATTATCTCATTAGAACTAGGATTTGTTTTGCTTGGTCTTTCCATCCAAACATATTCTGATAATAGTAATTGCTCAAAGTATTCATTTGCAAACTCAGGATAATAGCCTGAACTTAAAACGTGAGATTGTTTTGCCTGTGTATTAAACACCTTGTTTGGTGCATCACTTATTGAGTATGTTGCATTTGTATCACTAGGGTAGGTTATAGTATTAGATTTAAAATTTTCGTTTGTTCTAGCTATTGATTTTACTTCCTTTAAGAAAAACCATAAGTCTTGCTGAGATCCATACTTATTTATAAATATTATCTTTCTACCTGCTCCATATTTTGTACAATCAATTCTTTTTATCTCAACATTAATTCCATCTAATGTTATGCTTGTAGCATTTGTAGCAAATGAATCTGAAGACAAACTAGCATCAGTTTCAATATAAGGTATTTTGCCTTGCTTTCCTGTTGGTGCAAATATTGTAAAAGATGCAGGTGATGTATAATTATTAGCAGCTATTAATATCGTTGGCTCTGATCTATTTCCTGTAAAAAATGGATTAACACCTTCCTCAAAAGTTCCATAAGATTCAAATCCTCTATCTGTAAAAGTTGCAGCACTACCTACTATTGAGCCTGTACCATTTAGCCCTGAATAATTATTTATAGATGTAACAATAGAAACATTCTGAGTTATGTAACTACTATCATATTGGATTTCTAAATAATCCCTTGCTAGTTCTGATATATCAAAATTAACTGAAGTTGATGGTGCTACGTTTTTTACTAATGTATATCTTAAAGTTCCATCTATTGTAACTGTACAAACACTAGAAAACACCCCTGTTGCAGGAATTTCTTTATGTTTAAATTGTGGACTTCTTAATGCTATATCTGCCATTGTTTAATTTTTTTGTGCTAATAATATTGAGTTCTCAACATCTAACGTAAACGAGTTTATTAATTCTATTGGTAATCTTTCTAATGCAGCTTCAAATGGTTTACTAAAAAACATAGTAGCCTTTATACCTTTGTTCTTTATGCTATTGGCTAAGATATACCCCATTGATTCATACGTTCCAAATCTTCCTTTTTTGTCTCTAGGTTGTAGCTTCTTATATTTTGCCCACTTAGAAAATATATTTGTTTTATATTCTAACCCTTTTAAATTGCTACTTGCCTTGTAAGAAAATGGTGAGTTTTTGTTTTCTAAATAATTACTTTTTACACCTTTAACCCCTTGGTCTTGAAAAGCACCATAATCTTCCATAAAAAAATCAATGATAAAACCATCACCTGATTCTTCTAACTTATAACTTAATGAATTATAGAGTTCTTTAGTATAGTTTCTTTTTCCTTTTGTAAGGTTGCTTCTTGACTGCTGAATAATATAATTACCAAACTTTTTTAATTCTTTATCTACTTCATTAAATTCCATTAGCAAATATAAATGTCATTATAAATCTGTATATTCATTGTTGCAGTCCATCCTGCTAATTGATTTTCAAATCTATCATAAAAAGGATCTAAACTTGGGCTGCCATCTAATTGATACATATCAGTATGCAGGTTACCCATTCTTAGCTTCTGTATTAACTTATTTAATACTGCTAGTTGAGTGTTTAATATATTCTGAACATCATTGTTACCTGTGAATATATCTGTTGTTTCTAGCTTTGATTGATTGACAATATCACAGGATAAAATACTAATATTAAAATCTAAGGTTTGTTCATTCACAACTACATTATTAACTATAATGTGAGATAATGGAAACATATCCTGCTTACCTAGATTGATATCTGAAATATCTCCTGTAGTAACAGTATTAACATTTATGTCTGCTAATAATTGCGTTTTAATTGTTTCTGTTAATTGATAAAAACCCCTTATTCCCTGATTGCTCATTTAAAATTCTTTTTAATTTGATTTGCCTCTAACTCTGATTTTTCTTTCATATATTCTAAAGCATACAGGCATTTATGTACATTTAATTTAGTGATATCTTCAAGTCGTCTAACATCGTTTTGAGCGAGTGCAGAGAAGATGCTTTGATACCATCCATATTTTCTAGAGAAATTTGCTGATCCATCCAGTCTTCCATCTGATGATCCTCCAAACAATCCATCATAACCTTTGATAAGTCTATCCCTAAATTGTACAAAAAAAAAATAGCACCAAAAACCACATCCATAGGAATTTCTTCTAACTTGTCTTTTGTATCTACATCATATTCTTTAATAAGGTACTTATCACCTATGTTTTCTTTTATTGGTCTATAAAGCACATTCATAGCAATATGCATATTTTCCCAATCACCCATATAAGTATCTAAGTCTACATATTCACCTAAAGATATTTCATCTAGATTAGGTATCATACCATATTCAACACCTGATAGTTTAAATCTTCTTATTAGCTGAGGTTTATCTTCAAACATCTTATTTAAAATATTTACAATCCTATCTGCATCAGTAAGTTTTAAAAGCCTTACACTTTCTAGATCTAGATTACAAAATATTTCAATCATCTTACATTGCAAGAAATAAGAATCCTCATTGTTTTTCTGTATTTTAAGAAACTTATTATATTGCTTTAATGATATTTCTGATAGATCACTAGGTATTGTTAATTTTAATTTCATATCTGTATAACGTATTTAATTTAATTTTTTATTTGAATAAAGGTAATAAAAAAAAGGTAGCCATTTCTAGCTACCCTTTAACAGATATTATTATCCCTACATAATAACATCATATATTTTTAATTCTATAACATACTTGCTTCAAAACAAGTTCCTGAACAATAACCATCATCTGTTTCTAGTGGCTTACCACATTCTGAACATTCGTATTCTTTCTGTTCGTGTGGATTTAAACAATCATACCATTCCATATCTTAAATATTAAAAATTAAACCTATTAATAATCTACCTACGAAATAGCTTGGTGCTAAAATCAATACTAATGTTTGTAATTTTTTCATCTGTTCTGTTTTTTTAATTATTTAATTCTATTTCAGGTAACCCAAAAGAATTAGTTATTATTTTTATTCCATCGGGTAATTGGTTTTCTTCCCAACTATCACTAAACTTAGAAATTAAGTCTAATCTTTCTCTACCTGTCAAATCTTTATCTTCTATGCTTTCTATAAAAGCTATAGTATCTTTTCCTTTTTGGCTTCTTGGTGTAAATTTTTTCATTTGTTCTGTTTTAATGATAAACAAATATAATACTATTTATTTAATAAACAATAAATTTAATAACTTTTTTTAATGAAGTGTATATTTACCAAAATTAGGTTTGCTTAGGACTGAATAAGTAGCATATCTGATAGCATCAATAATATGGTTATTTTTATCAATAGGTTTATTAATCATCTTTCCACTTCTATCTTCTTGCCATTTGTAGTTTCTAAATTCCTGTATTGCATTATGGCTATCCTTTAGAATATGTATTTTAAATCGTTTTAATAGATCTATTCCTGCATTTATACTATCAGCACCTTTCAAACTTGGTCGTACATTCCAACCCATTCTACGTAGTTCTTCAATTAATCTAGGCTCTGCTGAATCAAAATATATTGTTTGTCTTTCTATTCCAACTTCTTTCCATTTCTTATGTATGTCTATTGTAGTCATTTGAGTTTGATACAAATGTTCTTTTACATAAAGGTCATAGTCTTTTCTAAATACAGAAACTAAACTTGTAGGATCATTAGTATATCCTGCATCTGCACCAAAGCTGATAAACTCAGCATCTTCAGGAATTTGATTAACCTCTACATAACTAAATATAGTTGATTTACTGATTCCCTTTACACCAAGTCCATAGATTTGCCAATATTGTTCATCAGTATATTTTAGTCTTTCAATCTCCTCCTTAATGCTATCACTAAGGAAGCTATTATCCAAATAAGTAGTAATGTTAAAATCGGCATCTTGTCTTGGTATTACCTTGTCATAAATCCAATGGTATTCATCTGATGGATTAAAGTCAAGAATTATTTTTTCATCTGTTCTAAATATTAATTGTTGCCAATCTTCATAGTCTAACTCATTGGCTTCATTTATAAATAGTAAGTTTCTTTTTCTACCTCTAACTTTTTGTGGTTGGTCTAAAGAAATAAATTCTACTAGATTACCATTTATCTTGTATTCGTGATTTGATTTATTATGGTTAGCTTCAAAATAGCAATTATGTAATTTTAATATATCTAAAAAATCCCTCATTACAGATGCCCTAACTGATGGGAATGTTTTTCTACATATTGTTATTGTCTTTCCTGTATTCTTTAATGAATAATGAAATATAATATAAAGCAGGATGTTATACGTCTTACCTGACCTTGTTCCACCCTGTTCTATTGATATCTTTTTATCAGACTTTAAAAGGTGTTTAAAAACTACGTTAGTCTTTATTTTCAATTATCTCAATTTCAAAGTGTGATGGCATTCCGTCTGCTCCTGTTATTTCTTGTCTTTCTACATAACCCCTTTTCTTTCCTTTTGTCTTTAAATAGAATATAGTTGCTGCAGTTGAATCTGCTGCTATCTGTTTATGTAATTGACTTTCTGCAAAGTCTAATGCTACGTTTTCTATTTCCTGTACTGCTATTGCAAACATTTCATCTTCCTTTAGCCATTTGTAATATGTGCTTCTAGGTATATCTGCTTTCTTACAAGCTACTGTAACAACTCCTAAACTTTGTTCTAGTGCTGCTAATAGTGATTCCTTTTTAATATGTCTACTTTCGTTCATTATAGATTTAATTTTATTGTAAACTCATTCGCTTTCCTTTTAACATTTGAAATCATAGATGGGTATAATTTAATCAAATCTTTGATAGCTTTTTTTTCC